CAAGCTTGAGTAATCTTTTTTATGTAAAGGAATGAGGGATAAAAATGAATTTGTATGGAAAATAAAACTCAAGAACAGAGCCTTGGAATGAAAATAGCAGGGATAGTGAATCTCATCACACTTATTGTAGGGATAATATTGCTTTTTACAGATTTGTCAAATATAGGTCTGATATTAATCCTTATTTGTATTTTTGTAGTCATTGTATTTTATTTAATAGATTCATCTCAGCTGAAGGAACTTACTAAGAAAAAGGAAGAACTCAAGCAGAAGGAGTATAATGATAATATATTGAATTATACTGAAAAATATGGCGATATAACGAAGAAAATAGAAATTGCTGAGAGAGACATTAATAAGCAAATTATAGTTTTCGAATCTTCTCAGAGAATTATCATTCTAGGCAAAGACATTCCTTTATCGGATGTTATAAGTTGTGATATTCAAGATAAAACAATCGTCTGTGGAGGGGATTTGGAAAGACACAGGGGCGCGGTAAGTACAATAGGACGAGCTGCAGTAGGAGGAGTCTTGTTTGGAGGCGTAGGTGCTACTATTGGAGGATTAAGCGGTAAAGAAACATTAGAGAAAAGTCCGGAGACTACTCTTCATTTTTATTCCGCATTAATTACAATAAATAGTTTATCTGACCCAGTGATAAAAATAGATCTTAGTCAGAGTGACGATAAGAAAATCGTTGATGAACTATTCAGCTTAATGAAAGTTATTATTAGGAGGAATGATAATAAAAAATAATCTGATAATAATTTTGTTATCTCAATTATTCTTCCAATATTTGCAGTGCTAAATACACTGGATGAATTATCATCTCCGATGAGCGCGGTTCAGCTCAAAGATATTCTTTCGGGCTTTTTTTATGCCTGAAAAATGATACGGCGGTTGCCTATCCTTAATCTTTTTATTGCTCTTCGGAGGATAATCTGGTGTGTTTAGCGACGGGATATGGCAGCCGTTTTTCTGCCTAAATGCTAAACACATCAGGTTATGGAAATTAAATTATCCATCAACAAACAACCGGCTAATATCTATATTGTCGGTGTTATCAAAAGCTTCATGAATAGTGAAGTCAAATCATTCTCTCGTACTGCCGGGATCAGTATCACAATCAAAGAATTGCTTGCCACGCTGCAGCTAATCATTATCTTATTTATTTCGTTGGCCATGGTTAATACAATGCATGCGCTCCTGGTCATTGCCGGATTCTCACTCATGGTATTCAGCTTTGCTATATTCAAACGTTTTGGGAAGAAAGGATGCATAGCATGAAATATTTTATATACAGTATTGTTGGATATGCCAACGTGAACAAAAAGGGGCAGGAACTAAAAGATTATGTTATAGATAAATACAAAAATTGCCTTGTTCCGGACAAGCAATCTTATCAAGAAATTATTGCCGATGTGAAACAGAAAACAGATTCTCTTAATAACAAGTATCCCCGGACCAAAAAACTGGTTTTAAAAGAATATCATGACGGCTTCATTGTGAAACCAGCGGAGGGTAACGATGAATACATGCTACTTGCCAGCTATCATCAAGTGGAAAAAGAATATGTATCATTAAGCGCGAAAGGAGATAATTTATGACTGTCAAAATGAATCAGGATGGCAGTGTGGCCATAACTCCTTACGATTGCGCAAATATGGCTATTGTCAATAACGAAGCCGTTGAATTGATAGAACTATTCCAGGAAGATAATTGCTTGTTTCTTGATGACTTTGCAAATGACTTAGATGGGTATATCTTTGTGGTGATTAATTCTTCTTCTCTTGGGCAAGATGAAAAAGATCGCCGGCTACACAACTTGATGGATATGAAAAGATTCTTCAAATCGCTAAGCACAAGAGAAGTTGATAGCAATTATTTAGTGCCAATTGTTTAATAAGTAGTTTTCATTTTTTAGATTTATTCCGGGGTGGTATTGTTCCACTCCGGTTTTTTTTGTGTATTCTTCTGTTTTTGAAACATTCATGACCGGGAAGTAGAGCAGTGATGCGATAATTCCCGATCATGCCGATTAAGCAGCTCAATCATTTCTAAAATCATAGTCAACGCAAGTAGCTCAATCATTTCTATTTTTAGTACCCACAAAAAGAAATATAGACCAATCGACCTTGAAAATCCCCCGCACCCCCTAATATTAAAAAAAATAACAAATAGAGCACATCAGTTTCGTGAAAAATATTTTTCAAAACAGCGTCCTACCGTCCTACCATCCTACTTTTTTATTCTTATCCTATTCTCGTAAAAATATTTCGAAACATAACAGACTTATTAGTAGTATATTATATATATTTCTTTTAAAAAATATATATATATCATAGTAGTAGGATGGTAGGACGTGGTAGGACGGTCATTTTTTCAAGGTAGGACGATGTTTTTTTTCCATCTGTTTGTCATCCTACCAAAAGTAGGTCGGTAGGATGACATTTCTATACTATTGTCTAATATTTTAGACGGTGTTCTTTGTTTATTTTGCTGATTTTTAGTAACTTAGTCAAGAATAGATACAGTGGTAGGACGGTAGGTCGGTAGGACGCCTATCTGCACAAAAAGTATTAGTAAAAACTTCATCGCTAAATATTATGATTACGAAAATTAACATCAGGCCATATCTGGCTGAGTATATTTATGGGAAATATGGAACATGTGACGAACAATCTGTACAGTTCCCTGATTCATTGGATATATATCATATCATCTATGATTTGTTGGAAAAGCGGCCAGAAGGTGTCAGTCCTGCTGATGACGGTAATCTAGCCATCCATTTACCCCAAAGAAGATTAGGTAAAAATCCCGAAACCTACAATTTTCTATCTATTCGTGCTAAAAATATCATTGCGGAGCATATCAAGCGTATATTTGACAATGATCTGCATGCCTGCTTTGAGGAAAATCTCCAGAACGGACGTGATTACGAAAATATCGAAGTCGCTTTCTTGTTTATGAAAAAATATAAGATAAACAGCATCTCGGAAGACGCCCTGTTGAAAAATTATTATCGCTGGCGCGACGCTGTTCGGAAGAAAAGCAAGCGAAGAAAATATAAACGCGTGGCTTAATGATGAATATTAATGTTAATTCGGATAAATGACGTTAAAAACAGGGGTAAAAAATCACCGACAAAGTGTATGGATTTGTCCCTTTTTATGGGTATTTATGGCGGAAAAACGTCCTATATGTGGAGAACTTATTGCAAATCAATTAATTATAATAGAAAATGGAGCAATTTTCACAACTGATTCAAGTTATTCCGTTGTCAACCGGCGAATCAATCTCATTGATTGTTGACAAATTCTCGTTTGAGCCTACATCAGAAGAAGCATCTCAAGGAACTCTATATGATTGTGCTCTTACATTATATACTACTGATACTATTTCCTCTCCATTTTCAAAAGGAACCTTCAAGGGAACGGTGTTGCTAAATAATGGAGATGTCGCAATAGGTTCTTCCGATTACCCGGCTCATATCAAAATAGATCCATTATTGAATGTTACCAGGATAACCCTCTCATGCAAGCAGCCTAATAGCCCGATCTGACGTACTTTATATAGCTGGTAGTGCTCGTTATCTTTACCAAAAAATAATAAAGATGGCGAAAGATCACATACCCGCTTTTATCATTCATTCAAACCAGCTTATGATGATGAATGAATCCTATCTTCAGGCCGTTATGGCCATTGATAAGCATGACAGAATAAAATACAAAGAAAGCATGCTGAAAAAAATCAGCATGCTTCAGGATAACAACAATACCATTCCCCTTACTACCAGTTACGACTCCCCGGATATCAATCCAAATTCAATGGCGTATTATTTCGTCGATGGTGCAATCTGTGCCCAGGATGATTATGGTAGGTATTTTTCTTCTAAAGGCTTCGAACAGGATTTCCTAGCGGCCGAACAGAATGATAATATCAACGTCCACTTCCTTCATGTGAGCTCCGGAGGTGGTGAGGGGTGGTATCTTGATCGCTTAAGTGAAACCTTAAGTAATGCACAAAAGCCTATTTATGCAATGATAGAGAGGATTTGCGGATCAGCTGCTTATTATATTGCCTGCCATGCTGATACATTAAAGGCATTGACACAGAATGACCTGATCGGGTGCATAGGATCAATGTGCAAGGCGTATGATATTTCGGGGATGCTGGAACAAATGGGCATCAAAGAGCTTAGCCTGTATGCAGATCAATCTGATCTGAAAAACAAAAAATATAACGATGCCATGACAGGAAAACCGGAACAGTATATCACAGAAGAGTTGAACCCGATGGCTCAACAGTTCATAGATGAAGTTCGGAATAGCCGGTCACAATTAGCAGACCTGCCTGATGATGATCCAATATTAAGAGGGGAGACTTTCACGGCGGATGTGGCAGTAGAGAATGGTTTGATTGATGGAATCATCACCCTGCCTGAAGCTTTGATAGAAGCTTATCAAATGGGAATGGATTTCTCGAAAAAGCAAAGTTTGTGTAGTATGTTCAACAATTAAATAAAACACGAAATGTTCGAAAAGATTAACAAAATTCTTAACAACCTAGGCTTTCTTGATAAAGCAAAGGCTGGGACTTTGAGTAAAGCCGAATGGAAACTGATTGCAAAATCTTACAAAGAGGAATACAAATCAGATTTCAATGAGGATATAGCGAAAGAGGATGACGAAAAGCAGAAAGTTCAGATGGCAAGTCTGCAAAAGATTCTTTCTTCTGTGGCTCCTGTTGCTCAAGATGATCCTGAAGATGAAGCACAAGGTGATAAAAAGCCTGAAACACAAGATTCAGCTACTCCAGCAGGAGCACAAGCTGCTAAAGAGCCTGATACAAGTGTGAAAGAAGATGATATGGCAGCTGCTATCAAAAGTGCAGAAACATTGGTCGCTAAAAACGCAGCTCTTCAAAAGCAAGTAAACACCTTATCCAATCAAGCAGCTGTAGATCATCCGGAAACGGTTGCAGTTGCAGTTAATATAGATAATATGTCTAATAATACTACCAAAAAATCTTTGTTCGGGATTGATAATCCTATTTTTTCAATGGAAAAACGCTGGAATAAAATTTCTCATGATCCGCGTATTGTTGCAACGCTTTCTGATCCGGGAGAGCAAGAAGTGGTTGCTTTCAAAGCTGATATGCGATCTTATTCTGCGTCACTACAGCAGAGGTATAATCACCTTTTGCAAAACAAACAACTTGATCCGAAGAAACTTTCTGCCGGAGAGTTTTCTACAAACACCACATCTGTGGATGGAAGTTCAATGGGAAATCTTGCCGATCAATATATCGTGCGTCGCCAGGATGCATTGATTGCTAGAATTATTCAGATCAAGTCCGTATCTGACCTGTTCCCTACTCAATATGGTGTACAGGATAGAACATTGATGTTTAGTGCTTATTTTGAAGAAGTTTCACAGGCTTACCAAAAAGGCAAGGTTTGGAAAGGCGGAATGAAGATCGAACCGGAATGGGGATATGTTGATGATGCCATGGTGAAAGTTATGTTCGGCCCAATGAAAGATTTGGAACGAAAATATATCGGATACCTTAATAAAGAAAATTCTGATCCTATCAAATGGAGTTTGATTGAATTTGCTTTGATCAACGTTTACACAAAAATGCAAATGGAGCAAAATACCCGTCACATTATGGGCATTTACAAAACTCCGGAAGATGGTGTTGCAGGTAATGCTCTCAATGCAGGTACTGGTGTATACTACACTCTTGCTAGAGCATATCATGAGTTATCGCTGAAATTGAATGACAGTGCTGCTTATCGTACTTATGACAAAAGCAGCTTTGTTGATTCAGTCAAAGAGTTTGTTTCGGATGTTATGTCTCAATTAGATGAAGGTGCCGATTTATCGGGATCATCTATTTATTTGAATAAGAATCATTACAGCTGGTGGCTTGAGGGATTACGTGCAAAATATGGATTGCAGACCGATTTCACTACCGGACCTACCGCTTACGCCAATGTAGTACCGGATACAGAATTACCTATTAAATGGGTTCCTAATCTAGGACAGGAAACCTTGATGTTTATTCAAGAACCTGGAAATATTACATTCCTTGAATTTGCAGCCGGGGAGATGTTGAATGTGAAGATGAAAGACGATATGGAAATCGTATACGGATGGTCTACCTGGAAAGAAGGTTGTGCACCATCGTTCGCCGGTCCTCATTTTTTGAAAAAAGATGACCTTGATGCCAATAACTATAGCTTGCAACGCATTTTCATGAACAAACCGGCTGCTACAGTGGCTGCTGATGCAACAACTATCACAGTCGATAGAAATCGTCGTTGGTATTTGACCGGAACAAACACAAAAGCTACGGCCATTACTAATATCGTAGGGGCTAAAGAAGGTGCAGCTTATATCATTGAAATAGGGGATGCAGCTTTCCCCAGTTCAATAGACAAAGCCGGAAAGTTTGCAACTATTAGCAGTGCATTCACTCCTACAGCTGTAGGAGATTACATCATGGTAATTCTTAACTCTGAAGGTAATTTTGATGAATTGGAACGTAGTATAGCCGGCACTCGTGCTGTAAATGCCAAATTACAACCGAATGTTCCAGGTGCGCGATAATCACAATAAAACACGATAGATAAATCAGGGTAACGCGAAAGCGTTACCTGATTTTAATTAAAAACAAATTACGATCATGACAAAATTTCAAAAAAAATCGATCACTCGAGCAATGCGTGCTTATAAAAAAGATATGACGCGCAATTTCAATAAGATGCAGAGTATGTTTTTCTTGCTAACGGCCGTTGTATTGGTTGTTGCTGTTCTTTTCTCTTTTATGTTTCCTGAATCGGCTCACGGCTGCCTTGTTTGTGCAGGGACTTCCTTAGCCGGTATGGCTGCAGTGGGGAATGTGGATGACGTAGAGGATGTACAGACTTCTGGAAATGATATAGGATATCAGGTTTATTTGATTAACCTCAATCAGGTTGATAGAACTGTTGCTTTTCCGTCTCCCAATGGAAATAGAGAATTGGGCAGTATACCTATGTTGGCAGGAGAATTCTTTCATTATTTTATCGCACACTCGTTCCCTGAATATGAAAGCTCTATTGAAAAAGGTGATATCACAACAACAGGAACTAATACGCTGACGCTTATCATGGGAGGCATGAGGAATAACCTTATCAACTTCCAGGAAGAGTTCACAGGCGGGAAATTCATTGTTATATTTAAAGAGAAAACCTCTGGAGACTGGAAGGTTCTGGGATCGATTGATGATCCGATTGTTCTGAAAAAGTCGGAGAATAAGCATAATAAAGACGGTCGTTATGTAACGTTTACTTTCGAACGTTCAAGTGTAAAACAATATTACACCTATGTTGGAGCTTTCTCCACCGTTCCTCCTACGGTAAATGCTGTAGACTCTGATACACTTGTTGTAAAACCTGGTATTGATCAATATGAAATACCGGCAGGTTCAGCTGCTGCTTATGCAATTTCTAAAATATCCGGAATAACAGCCAGCGATAAAGGACGTAACATAACGTTGATCGGAACGGCTGTTGCAAATCCAGCCTCTATTTCAGACGGAACACTATTCACTCTTGAAGACGGTGCATCTTGGACTGCGAAAGCTGGAAGCAGAATCACCTTACGCATCCTTGATACTACAACTTTGGTTGAAGTGGATGGAACAAGAGTGCAGATTGCCTGATACTTGTACTCTAAATATAAATAGTTTTGACAATTTGTTTTGCATCCCGGTATTTTTGCCGGGGTGCTTTTAAAGTAAAAGCAACATGAATTTTAAAGAGAAAAAAATAGCTTACGAGAGACTCTTGTCTCCCACTCAGGCCAAACATGACATTGAGCTTTTGAAGAAAGTTTTCAAGGACGAAAGCAAGATAATCACCTTTGCTCGTGATCCTATCAGATATGCCGGTGATATTCTATATGCTCTTCTTGAGCACAAGACACCCGAGCAAATCGTTCAGAACAGACGTAAGAAGCAAGCTGATGCCGACAAAGCCGCCGATCAAGCTGCCGCTGACAAGGTTGCTGCAGATAAGATTGCCGCCGATCAAGCTGCCGCTGACAAGGTTGCTGCTGATCAAGCTGTTGCCGACAAAGCTGCCGCAGATAAGATTGCTGCCGATCAAGCTGCTGCTGACAAGGCTTCTGCCGATAAGATTGCTGCCGATCAAGCTGCCGCTGACAAGGCTTCTGCCGATAAGATTGCTGCTGATCAAGCTGCTACTGACAAGGCTGCCGCAGATAAGATTGCTGCCGATCAAGCTGCTACCGACAAGGCTTCCGCAGATAAGATTGCTGTTGATCAAGCTGCTGCTGACAAAGCTGTAGATCAAACAGTCGATGAAGCTATAGCTCAAGAACACAATGCTGAAGAATCAACAGAACAAATTGTAACTGAAGCTGCTGTCTCAGTAAAGGATGAAGAAAAAAAAAGCGAATAGTAACTAAAGATGAAGAATATCCACTAATAGACTGGAAGAATCTTTCGGATAAACGAGTGCAATTCGCTACGATCATTTACAACGATCGTATCAATACATATAATCAAATGAAGGTTCTTGATCAGGAGCTCGATAAAAAGCCTAAAACGTCAAGCGTGAAGGAAATGGCCGAGCTTCGTATCAGGAACCTTCTTTGTTTTAAAGAACTTCAAAGCTTGAATGACAAAGGTAAATTCCTTTATCAACACCCGTTGATATCTTGTATGAGCGAACGAGAAGAATTGAAAAAACTATTGAGAAACAATCCGACAGAATTTCTACACCGGTACAAGTCGGCTTCAAACAATCTGCGTAGGTATAAAGGGTATGTGAAAAAGAAACGGTCGAAACTCTACAATGAAGACAAAGCCCATTTCAAATATTACCAAGCTTTAGTTGATGTATTCAACAATATAATTCAAGAAAAAAATGGAAACTGATTCCCTTATTAAAATAGACAGTTCCTACCTTAATCGTGTAGAGGAACTGGCATCGCTCGGATATTCCCCTGGGCGTATTGTCTCTATTATTGACCTTGACAGGACGGAGTCAGCCGTGTTGTTATTAAAGCTGAATCTTCCTAATGATGAGTTTTACGAGGCATATCATAAAGGATTAAGCAAGGGCGAATATAAGATGGATTCCTCTTTGCACAAACAGGCGGACGACGGTGACATTGATGCGATCAAACTTATTCAGGAACGCAACGCCTTGAGGCAGGAGCAAGAACTTCGCAAAAAACTATTTGGTGTATGAGTAATTATCTTGATTGTATAGAAAAACTGAATCCGGATATCATTGATAATTTTCTTGAAACCGGAAAATCAGCAGGCATTCCTGAAGATGTACAAATGTTCCTCAAGCAATTGCAATGGGCAGCTGAAATATATGAGTACGAACGTAATATTTCTCGTGCATCTACAGACTTGCGTCGGAGAATAGTTGCTGAACAGCAGATATTAGTACCTGTACGTACTTGTAAAGCTCGTATTTATGCGGCGATCCGCTATTTCAACATCGATAATAACGTATCTACTAAGGTATGGGCCAGCAATTATGCCGACAAATACGAGGATTTAGCCAAAATAGCAGTATCAACAGGTGAGTATAAGACTGCTCTTATATGCTATGATAAGGCCCAAGAGTGCCGAATAAAAGCAAGTGAGGCGGCTGAAACGGACAAAGACTGGGCTCCTGTATTTCTGATCAACGACAATATACCGATTGAGAAGATGGGATTCAAAAAGAAGTCTCTTAAAGAGATTGCCCGTAAGAGTAACGAGGGGTATTATATACGAATGATTGATTCGCTTCCCATTGATCCGGAAGAAAAGAAACGATTACTTAGAGATGCCGATATTGAGGAAGCTAAAATGGTGGAAATAAATGAAGACGGAGAAGATTAATGAACAAGGTACGGCGTTCCCGGATTTTGAGGAGTTTTACATGAATCATATGCAGATTATGGCAAATCTGATTGATCCTAATATATTGATCTGCGAGGATGCGCGTGCAGCCGGCAAGACAGAGGGTGTAATGACACCACGTATTATTCGTGTAGCCAATTCGATGCCGGGAGAGCTGGCGTTTTTGGTACACAAGACTTATGTAGCGTTGATGACGAATGTATGGCCTAATATTGCAGCTTCGTTTGCACGGCCGGTGCAAGGTGGATCCAGGTCGATGCTGCAGTATGGAATAGATTATGTGGTGGGAGAAACGAAACTCCCTTCTCATTTCAAACGTCCGAAATATCCAATTACTTACCCGAAACACAGCATTATTTTTCGTAATGGATTCCACCTGCAGATGGTTAGTTCGGATCAACCGGAATCTGTAGCCGGTCGATCAGGCGTGCATGCCTTCATAGAAGAAATGAAACACAACCGTGGAGAGAAATTAAAGAGCCGGCTATTCCCTTCTTTGCGTGGCTCTTCGTTTGATGTAAGGCAATGTCCCTATTATCAAGGAATCACCGGTGTGAGTGACACAGCACGTGTGGACCTTGGTGAAGATGACTGGTTCTATGACTATGAAAATAATGTGGATCAGGACTTGATTGATGAAATCGCTACTGTGTCAGCGCATGTGAACAAGGCCATGCTTGAGTATTACCAATGTCGGAACATGCAACCGAGGGAAACAAATCCGGTGAAGCTTGAAAAGCTGAGGATGTTACAAGAACAGGCGGAAAAGCAAATCAAACTATGGCAACCACGGCTGAATGAAATGAGAAAGAATTCCACATTCTATATCCGGGCATCCTCTTTCGTAAACAAAGATATACTCGGTCCGAAATTCTTTAAGACTCAGCTCGATACTCTTGATACAGATGAGTTTCTTACATCTATCTGTGCCATCCGGATGAAGTCGGCCGTAAATCGTTTCTTTGCTTATTTCAATAAAAGAAAACACCAATTTTCAGATAGTTACAAGTATGAATCTATATTGAAACTTGATCTAAAAGATAAGTTCATACTGACTGCTGAATATCTGAAGTGGTATAATCCGGATGATGAACTGATTCTCGGATATGATCCGGGACATTTTTCTTCTCTTGTGGTTGCTCAAGACAAGCCAAGGCGTGAGGAATTGCGCGTAATAAAGAATTTTACCTGTTTCTATCCGGCTGAACAGCCCGAATTGGCACGACAATTCTATGATTTTTTCGGAAGTTATGCCAGAAATAAACGCATTATCCTGTTTCATGACCGTGCAGCAAACAAGACACGGGAAGAATATGAGCAGATTACGACTGATGCCAGGGCTTTAAAACGTGAATTAGAGAGTTATGGGTTTACGGTTGAACTAAGAAATGAAGGGCAATCGGTTATTTACCATTGGCAACAATTCAAGTTGATGCAATTCATATTCTCCGGGCGTACTCATTCGCTTCCTACCGTGATTGTGGATGAGAATGAATGCAAGGATTTGTGTTCATCTATAATGCTGTCACCTCGTAAGGATATAGATGGACGTGTGCAACTGGATAAGACAAGTGAACGCAAAGTACCATTGAAAATGCAGGCAGGACTCACTACACAGCTCGCATCTGCATTTATTTATATGCTTTATGGCCTATATGGTGACCAAGTTTCGTCAATCTGCATTGATATTCCTGATGATTTACCTGATAATATTACACTGAATCTATGAAAAATGACTTCTAAAGACATAATAATAGTAGGTTTTGACATCGAAAAGATATTTAAGTCTTTGCCTTTCAGTTGCTTGAATGATCCTAAAAAAACAAAAAAAGCGACATCTGACGTTTGTGTCTACGCCCCACTAAGTCTGGCGGGTGATGCGCACCTTACTCAAAGCATGGGAAATATGGTTGAGGGCTGCGCCCCCCCACCGGGGGTGTCCTTGGGAATCATCATCATCAAATGTAAATTCGTGACATGATAGAACTCAAAGGTATTGAAGCGTTGACGATGGCAAGAGAGATAAGCAAGGTACCAGGCATGACCTTTACTATTGCTTTCTTCCCTTACTCAAGGTCTAAGAATGTGGCATCAGCAGATATAGTTGTAAAGGAAGGGTGTACTTATAGAGCACAACTTCCTAAGGAACAGTTCTCTATTGATTCGGATAACTTCTTTCTGTTCAATGATGGCCATGGTGAGCCACGTATGTGCTACAGGTACTTGATCAGATACATGGGTTTCCCTCAAGATAATTACAAATTGCATAAAATAAAATGGTTTAAACATGAATGATACTATTGAAATGTTTGGCAACATGGGACATTACCTGGAAGAGAATAATGTAATCTCTTTTCAACTTGGTAACTCATTCACTCCGGATGATCCTGTGTTCAACAACAATGTAATAGGTGCATTGGGACACCTGCAATGGCTGAAGGTTACAGGATATTCTGTGGCTTCACGTGGCTTCAATAATCTTCAATGCGAAGAGATCGAGTCAGATATTAAAAAGAATAGGTTGCTGCCTAAACTTATTAATAAGCAAAGTACGATGCTGTTCGGATCAGGGCCGGCTGTGTATAAGCGCACGATGGCAGACGGTAAGATATCAAAGACATGGGTTGATCTGCCTGATGTTACTGATTGGCTGGAGAGTTGGGACAGGAACGGTATGGAGTGTAGTTACATTGACTTTGCCAAGGCAATTATAAAGAACTACTATTACTTTCATGACTTCTTTGTGAAGTGGCGAATGTATAATGGCAAGAGACTGGGCATGATGCCGATTGCCGGAATGGAGGTAGTAGATAATAAGTATTGCAGGTTGGCCACTATTAAACAGGATGTAGTCACTCAACTTGTAAACTATAAGGATTTCGGGCAAATACTTGTAGGGAACTGGGCGTATGGATCGGCGAACTTTCAGGTGTATCCTAAGCTTGATTTATTTGAAGTGGACAATATCAATTATGCCGGTATATCTCATCATCGTGATATGTCACCTGGTGATTGGTACGGATTGAATGAAACACACTCCGGTGCATTGCCATATATCAAGGCGAGCAATGATAACCCTATTTATATAAATTCATTCTTGAAAAACAGTCTTGCAGCAAAGATACATATCATTATTCCAAATGCATGGATTGAGTCAAAGCGAGCTCAAATAAGACAGTTATGTGATGAGAATAAAAAGCGTGAAAAAGATAAACAGACCTTATTAAGCTTTAATGAGGTGAATATCGGAACCACTTATAAAGAATCGTCTTTAATAGAATTCGTTCAATCCGAATTGCGCAAACTGTCGAAGTATTTGTCTGGAGCACCAAATCAGGGAAAGGCATATGCAAGTATCTCTTTTATTAATGGCCAGGATAAAGTGGAGCAACGTTGGCAGATTGAAACGGTAGACTTGAAATATCAGGAATATATAAACGCTTTGATCGCTTATGATAAACGTGCAGATGAAGTTATGTTGTCATCGGTTGGTATGGATTCATCTATTTCAGCGGTGAGTAAAGATGGTGTGATCAGTAAATCGGGAGCGGATGTGTACTACAATTATCTGATTTACTTAATGCAACTCGGTCCGGATGATCAGAAATGCTCAGAGCCTTTTAATTGGGCACTTAGATTGAATTTTCCTGATCTGTATAAACAAGGATATCGGATAGGGTACTATAGAGATGTTCCTCAAAGGCAAGAGGATTTATCAAGTGATCAAAGACTTAATAATCAACAATCATGATATTAGATGAACTTTTCTCCACTTTCAAAGAATTTATGGAAATGGTACCAGGTGTGGATTCTTCATTGGACTTCACTTTGCTTAATTCTTCAGCCTTGAGTGCAAAGAAACAGATTAATGTAATACTCACCTCTTCTGTTTGGGGTGAATGTGTAAATGATCTGAGTCTGAAACAACTTTTGCAAATGGCTATGGGTAATCTCACTATGGCCAAAGAAGTACCTTATGATATTCTACGTAAAAGAAAAGCCGGGGTCGATGTGTATAAATCGGAACAAGAGGCTGTTCAGCGCGGATATGTAGATAATTATTTCAATGCGATGGATTCGTTGATCAGTTCTTTGACTGATAATGAATTTTGGAAAAAGACGACTTATTGCAAAATCCTTTCTTCGCTGGAGATAACTGATGCCAATACATTTGACACTTTTTATCCAATAGACTGTAGTTACCTATTTTTTTTCAGATGTATTCCTTTACAAAAAGAGGTGATATCGCTGAAAATAGGTGACCTTAAGTCACAAGTTGCTGAAAAATCTGATCTGAATATAACGGATAAGATGGATCGTGCCATAGTGTTATACACCATTGCACTTGCCTTGCGTAGATTTGATATTCTTGAATTTCCTCCAGCTATACGAAATCTTTTCTCTGAAACATCTACTCAACGCCAGGGCGTGAATGAACAAAGTCGTGTGGTGCAATTGGCCGATGATCTTTCTTCGCAAGCGGACCAAATCATTTTGTCTTTACAGACAGTAGTTGCGGATGATGAAGGTACGTATGTGGAAACACAAACATCTTTTAATGAACCGAATGATAAAATATATTTGCTGCCATGAAATTTTTTGAATTTAAAACATCAAAATCAAATAAGGTGTATCGCATACCAAATTCATGGGAAGCACTTACTCCGAATCAATATAGATATCTAATTACTTTGATTGATAGATATGCTAGTGGCAAACTCTCTATAGCGATGGCGCGTGTTTATTTTGTGTGCTATGTTATGAGCTGGAGTGTGAAGCGGATCAAAGATGAAGATGCGCTTGCAAACGTATATTACTTGTCAGAAAATATCACTTTTTTATTTAAGATAAAATATGATGAAGGTGTGTTTGACGGATTAAGTATGGCCGAAAAAAAGCTTTGTCGTACAACGATGCCAGAGAAATTACCGGTGCATCTGAAACGCTTCTTGAGCAAGTATAAATACAAGTTTGTGCTGAAGGACTGTTTTTGTGCACAACTTGTTCCTGAAATAAAAGTAGGTGAAACGGTGCTTCTTGGATATCGAATATCTTGCGGATTTGATGAATTAACCTGCTCACTAACCGCGTTGCAATACATAGAGGCTTCACGGCTGATTGGTAGTGAAGGAAGAGAAAATTTGTTGCCGTTGTTGGCTGCTATTTTGTATTTCCCCGAGAAAGAATACGATAGTGAAAAGGCGCAAGAGCTTGCATTTAAATTGGTTGATGTACCTGTTCAAACGCTTCATGCTATCTCATTTAATTTCAGTAGCATATCAAACTTTATATTCCTACATACTCACTTCCGGCTGTTGACGATGTCTACCCTGAAAAACAATTCCACAATAGTAAACGGACCTCTTGAAAGTCTGTACAACTTATGCGAAGATGGAGTAGGGAATTACGATAAAGTGGAGAATATGAATTTGATTACTTATCTGACACTGGTAAGAAAGAAACTAATTTCTTCAATCCAGAGCTTGAGTAGTGCTGGGATGAAACTCCCTGAAATAGAAAAAGAATCGGGATTGCCGATTGATGTCATAACCGAAATAATAAAATCATGAATATACAAGATATCTTTTTGTACTTCGCTTCATTCCCTCGGATTGATGGTGTGAAGTCAATGTTCAGTAACGGAGCTAGTGATATGCACGAATATGCTGATTTGCTTAATAAAGTATTGAATCAGCCAAATAGTCGTTTACCTGAAATAAATAATATGGTATTCGGCCAAGATTTCGATGCAGTGAAAGATCGCATAGGTAAACTTACAGACAATTTTATGATGGTTGAAGTTGGAGAAATCGAAACTAATAAAACAAAGGAGGGCTCTATTCAGGATTCTGTAAAAGTAGCATGTACCATCGCTTACAAAGTGTCTGCAAATAGTGATTTGGTGGATCAAATGATTATGTCTGATAAGTCGCTTACTCTTATTAATCAATTACGAAAATTCATGCTTTCTGACAATCAGCCTTGGTTGCGATATCTCTCGTTTCCTCATGCAATTTCACCATTTGTTTCAAGCGAATTTAATAGTTCCGGATGGGCGTTCATTTTTCATTTATCAGGTAATATATTCAATATAAAATGATTACGGAAGAAATTATACAGAAGGCTTTCATCAGAAAAGTGATGGCGCGGGATGCTGCTTTTATTTATGATACACAAGCACATGTCATAAAGGAAAATTTCAAAGATCAACGGACAGCCAATCTAGCCGCTTTTCTTTCCAGTCATCCATTTTCAGTAGAAGGGGGCGGTCTGAATTTATGGTATTCGTTTAATATATTTACTTTTCTACGATTACTTGATATTAAGTTTTCTAAGCAGGCAATGGGAATGCGCCGGAGAATTGCTCTTTATAATAGAGTCGTATGGGGGCGCCTTTATCATGAAACGCTAGGAGATTTAAAATATGGTCTAACTCAAGAAATAAAAGAGCAAATTACAAAACAACTTTCACAAACAGAATAGCATCATGGCAAAACAATTAGCTGAAGATCAGATTAAATGGATTCTTTCTCTGAATGCATCCGATGCGGAGAAGAGTCTGAATAAGCTTTCGCAAGAATCACTTACTTGCAAAAATAGGAACAAGGATTTGCGGGAAGAGTTGAAAAAGCTGGAGATCATGGGTAAACAGGATTCCCAGCAATTCAAAGACTTATCGGCTGAGTATACGAAGAATTCGGCAAAAATTAAAGAAAATGAAGCCTTAACGAAAAAATTAAACTCGACCATGGGTGTTGAAAAAATGTCTATGTCTCAGTTGAAAAGCTACGCTCGTGACCTTCAAAAGCAAATGGATAATACGTCTCAAGCTCTTCACCCAACAGAATATGCTACGCTGGATAAGAATTTGAAAACGGTGAAAACGAGAATGGGTGAGTTGACTACAGCAGGCAGTAAGGTGAGAAACGAATTCGAAGGTATTATTAAGTCAGCCAATAAATGGAATGTGATAGGCAACATGTTAGGCAATGCTGCGATGAATACATTTCGGAGTCTTTGGTCGGAAATGAAGAGCTTTGTATCTGAAAGCACCGGATTGGCGGCATCAACTGATGGTATTCGAAAAGCATTTAATAGAATAGATCAACCGGGACTTTTGAGTGAATTACGAAAGTCTGTAAAGGGTACGCTTTCGGATGTACAGTTGATGCAAAGAGCTAATCTGGCTAATACATTCAAAATACCTGTTCAGTACTTGTCAAAATTTTTTGAATTTGCTCATTTAAGAGCGAATCAAACAGGAAAAGATGTTCAGGAACTATCTACGAATGTGGTTGAAGCTGTCGGAAAAATGACTCCTAAAAAAATAGTGTCTTTAGGATTGAATCCGAATGATGTGAAAGCTAAGATAAAGGAAACAGGGAATGTGCTTACAGCGATGTATGAGTTGTTTGATGAGCAGATAAAGACAGCTGGTGGCAATTATGCTTCTGCAATGGACGGGGCGAAGAAACGTGCTGCCGATTTGGCTAATGAACAAGAGAAACTTGGAGAGCAATTGGTTCCTATTAAAATGAAATGGATGCAGTTATACAACCAAGTTAAAATATATTTTGCTCAATCAATCGTATGGATTGCTCAACATAAAACGACTTTGCTGGGGTGGGCTAAAATCATAACAGGAATAGGAGTAATCATCTCTGCGTTTAATACTATTATGAAAGTCAGTAGGATGGTTAAACTTGCTGATGCTACAGCTACAGACATACTTACCGGGAGCACTCGATATGCAAAAATAGCTACACAGGATTTCACGAAAGCAACGGCTGAATCTAATATTATCACTAAAATTTTTACCGGAACGTTTCTGCTATTGAAAGCTGCTTTCTTGTTGTGTACCGGGCAACTAACGAAGGCAAAAGAGGCGATGGCAGCATTCAATTTGGTATCGGGGGTTAATCCATATGTAATACTTGGAACTGCTATTGCTGCTGTTATTGCTTATTTTGTAATATTCAGGAGAAAAGTTGATGAGGTTTCGCAAACGCTTAAATCAATTGGAAATGTGAATAAAAAAGTTGCAGAAGCTTTTGATGAAGAGCGTGCTAAAATTACATTATTATCTCAAACAGTTCATAATAGTAATTTACCATATCAGGAACGATTGACAGCCTTGCGCCAATTACAAAAAATTGTCCCAGACTACCATGCCTCTTTGACAAAAGAGGGAAAGCTGATAAATGATAATGCTGTGGCACTGGATAATTACCTGAAAAAAAAGAAACAGGAAATAATTATAGATGCTGCAAAAGATGAGTTGACGGCTTTGTATAAGCAGCTATTTGAGACTCAACGACAAATAACGTTGAAGAATAAAATGATTGAGATCCGGGACAAAAAGGCTGCGAAAGAAGATAAGAATCCGGGATATATCGTATCCCCTACAGGTGGCGTGATTCAGACCGTAAATGTTAGTCGGGAAATTTCAAAAGGATATCGTGAAGAAAATGACGTAAATAAGACTAAATTATCTCAAATTAATGCTGCTATATCTGCTCTTACTAATATAATGAATAATGCGTTGATATCAGTTAATAAAATGACAATAACACCAAATGTAAGTAGTTTTGATACAGCGAATAAACCGAAAAAACAAAAGAAACCGAAGGTCGATAAAAATGCTGCAGCGTTGACTAACCAGCAGGCTGCCCACGATCAGGAAATAAATGATATTAAAGCAAATGATATCAAGAAAGAACAACTTGAGGAACAAACAAATATTGACATTGCTCAAAGCGATATCGCTTATTATAACAAAAGAATTTCTCTGCTTGATTCATTCATATCAAAAGAGAAAAATGTTCAAAAGAAGTCTGTTTATCAAAAGGGAATATCAGAGGCAAAAGAAAAGCAAGCCGAAGCAGAACAAACTATTGATAAAAATAAAATTGCTATTCTTCAAAAGTATCGGGATGAGGATTTAACTAATCAGGATAATCATTATAAGATGCAGCAGGCCTACTTGGAAGAAGAACTTGCGTTGAGAAAAATAACTCAAGAGGATTTCGATGCTGCAATGCTTAATCTGAATATAGCAAATAACGATAATAAGTTACTTATTGAAAAGAATTATTTGGATGAAGTTAATAAGCTTGATCTGAAAAATAAGAAACTTAAGGAAGATGCTGCAGAGAAGGCAAATCAAGACAAAATACAAGCGGAACTTGCTGCAGTAAAGGCCAGAGCAGAGCAAGCTGAAAAAGTGAAGAATCTCATTAATAATATGCAGTCAAAGGAGCCCAGTCCGGACGAAGACTACAAATTGCAGAAATCGGTTCTTGATGCTACTTATCAAGGAGGGAAACAGAAAGTGTCAGACTATAATAAAAATGCAGAACAAACTGGAGGAGAAAAAGTTGACCGGACTTTGCTCGATAAGGCATATAATTCTGCTTCTGAAAAACTTGCTCTTGATCATGAACAGAAAATAATGCAGATTCGCCAGCAATTCGGCATTGACGAACATCGCAGACAATTAGACTTGCAGCTGGCTGACATAAAGAAAGCGGAGGATCAAGGTGTAATATCTCACAAAGAAGCTGAAGCTCAAAAGTTAGCCGCAACTGCTTCCAGCTACAAACAGCAGGCGGATTATTATGGAAGTCTATTTTCAAATGCTGTTCAGTCTATGCAACAAGCCGAAGCAGATCAAGTTGATGCAAAGTATGACGCTGAGATTGAAGCTGCAAAAGGAAACTCTACAGAAACTACACGCCTTGAGAATGAGAAGGAAAAGAAAAAGCTTGAGATACAGAAGAAATATGCTGATGTGAACTTTGCGATAAAGGTCAGCACTATCATTTCGGATACAGCTGTGAGTATAATGAAGGCTTATGCTGAGCTAGGACCTATTGCCGGATCAGTAGCTGCAGCTTTGATGGGTGTTACCGGTGCAATGCAGATTAAATCGGCAAAGGCTGAACGTGATAAGGTGAAGCGGATGACAGTCGGAAGTGATTCTTCGACATCCACGGTTACCCGTGTGGCAACCGGTCGTGAAAGTGGCGGTAGCATACAGGTTGAACGTGCTCAAGACGGAAAGTTATTTGATGCATCGTATGATCCGGATAAACGAGGATATGTTGACAAGCCAACGGTAATTGTAGGTGAAGGAAAAGACTCTCTGGAGTGGGTGGCCAGTAATGCTGCCGTGAATAATCCTACCATTGCTCCTTACTTGAATATTATTGATAAGGCTCAGCAGGCAGGGACAATAAAGTCGCTTGATCTGAATAAAGTAATTAAGGCTCGCAGTATGGCCGGGTATGCGACAGGTGGCTATATCAATAATTCGAATAATAATTCATCACCGGTTACATCTCAAGGTATAGATGTCGATGTAGATAAATTGAATAAAGCAATAGAAAACTTACAAAACGGTGTACCGGCTTATGTGGTGCTATCTGATCTTGAGAGGCAACAACAAATCCGTGACAACGCTCGAAAAATCGGTTCTAGGTCATGAAAATAATGAATATTACATCCGGGAAACCTTATCAACTTGCCCCGGATACCGTGGTGGAGGTGGAACGTACCAACCCTTTCTTTAATGAATATGGTGAACAAACATTGCCGGTGACTCTTCCGGCAAGTGATTACAATCGTAATATATTGAAGTACCAGGATGATATCTCTGCCGGCATAAAACAACAAGCAAATATAGAAGCTAGCATTGAGGATCAAGATTTCTTCATGGTTTGTCGGCAAGCTATACTCAGCTCGCAACGCAGGGGGAACATATCTACGACTTTCTATATGAATGAAGGTGCATTTTATTCACAACTGTCAGATATCAACCTCAAGGATGTGTTCGGAACGGAAACGATACCCGATGTCGCTACGGTTGATGAAGGTATTGCTTTCTGCAGATCGCTTGTGAATGGAAGTAATGCACATTTCGCAATTTTTCCGGTACTGATTGACAATAGTTCTACAACGTCTTTGATTTCAGTAGGAAGTAATGTTTTCATACAGGCCGGTTATAAATATTTGAATCGATACGGATATACAGAGAATTCAGTATTCTATGACGGGATGAGTTCTAGCTCTGATTTCTATAACGCAGTAGAACGTACAGAAACGACAGATGATCAGACAACCTATTTAGATAAAGGATATTATATGAGTCCGTTTATTCGGGCTAATTATTTACTTGAACGAATCTTTGCTTATTTAGGATATACATTAGACGATAGTTTCTTCACAAAGACTTATCCTTTCTCTTCGATGGTGTTTCTGAACAATACGATGGATTCGTTAGCAAATGGTGATATACGAATTGCCGATCTCGTTCCGGATTGCACTTTATCAACGATTCTTGACGTAATGAGGAAGAAATTTTGTTGTGAATTTATCCCGGATGAAACAAACAAAATAATGGGGATAAAGCTTTTTAATGAAGTAGTCGAAGAGACTCCCGAATTTGATGTGACTTCGTATATGACTTCCGAACCTGAAATCACTTATCCTGAAAAATATATGCAAATGAAGATAGGGAGTGAGGATAAGGTGACCGATGATCTTACAGTAAGTGATGTCGCTTCGCTAGTTTCTTTGATATCAAAATATCCGAATTCTTATCTCAATAAGAATAATGGATGCTGGTATCACATAGGATATCAGGGTGATTATCAAGTTTATGAAAAAGTAATGAACTGCACAGAAAGTTATTATGAGTCTACCGTATTGAAAGTGAATGAAGTGTCGGTTCCCGATAAAGCTCTGGTTACTCGATTATATAGTGATTTCACAGATTTTCTTAATTATGGCAAATTCAGAAAATCGGCTCTCTATATAGGAGAAAGTCAAGCTTTAAATTCAACCTTGCAGACTACATCAACTTCAGGAGATACAACAACGGCTTCAAGCAATACTACTTCAGATCAGAAACCGATGCTTGCTTTTGCTTGTAATCTTTCGGATGGATATCCCCATGGCACGTGTTCGAATTATTATGGAGGAACGAAACTGTTCGATTATTCTCTTTATTACAATGGGCCGGATGGAATCTTTGAGAAGTTTTGGCGTGCTTATGATAATTTCCTCAGGAATAGCAAGCATACGTTGAAAGTAAATTTGCTCTTGCCTAATGAATTAAAGATGAATCTAAAGGCACATAAATTACTTGAGATGAAGGGACAACGGTTGTTTATCAATGATCTAAAATTCGATATCGGAAATAAGAACTCACCGGTTGAAAGTGAATTCTATACTGTAAAAAATCATACTCCTTCAACAACGGCAAAGACTTATGATGAAATTATTAATAATAATCTTTCCGGTTATAAATGGGAACATCATTATAATTATGAGATTATTACTCAATCCGTTTACGAATCTCATAAAACTTCTGATACGTCATTTAAAGTCATATTTCCACCAGCCATCACTAGCAAGTATGTGGTAGGAATAAAATATTTTGAGCAAACTATTTATATTTTGAGCGGTACTGGGGTAGGTGTTGGTGGCGATACGTATCAAAAAAATGTGTCGTGGTATGAGGTTGTAGCTTCTTAACCTGTCCTTTATAGAGTAATCCTCATATTGTAAATTTGCTAAAAATAAGATAGACATGAACATCGTACAACAGCCGGAAGCTCTGTCTTTAAGTGGAAACATTTTGCCATTTATTCTTTCCACGACAAAGAGTTTCTCATTTACTCTAAATAAAGATGGTTCTGCGATTTTTTCGCAGACCTATAATCCTGGCTCAACAGGTTTGGTTACCGTTAAAGTTCGGGATGCCGTTGAGCAGCAATTGAGCTTTACACTCAATGCTGCCACGGCTCCCTATTTTCAGGACTCTATCTATGGATCATTTTCGGCAGTAATTACCGATTCGGATGGAACTACATCTGTCAACTTTGTGGCTATACGATGTGGCGTTGACAATCTAGCCGATACACCTAGTACGTTCTTGAAAACGCATTTTCTTACTTGGCAGCCGATTCAAAAATATGTTACGTATTATACGCCTGAGTATCTTACCTATTATGCTATAGATACTTGCACGGTGAAGATTAAAGCAACGTTTGAGGGCTCCATACAAGAGACAAAAACATTATGCGATATTGCAGCAGGTAAGGCTATTACACTTGCGCTGCAGTACGGCGTTGTATACGCATTGTTTGGTAAACTTCCGGCTTTCTATAATGTATGGATCGAGGATGTAAATGGCAATAGACTTACTTATATTCAGAGATATGTAGCTGATAATGCCAGGAGTGAAAACGAACAATGGGTGATGTTTGAAAATTCTTTGGGCGGTATAGATACTTTTCGGGCTTATGGTAGTGAAGAATTCACCGGTGAGCATACTCACAATGTTGCAGAAATAGATGAAGTGAGTCTTGAGTACCGGGTTGATACAACTTCAAAACACAAAAAATATACCGGTCATCTTACTCTTGATGAACGACAATGGCTACAGGATTTCTTCCCTTCCTTGGTGAAATATATGTATTATTCAAATGCAATCCGAAAAATTGTGACTGTAGAAAGTGAGGATACATACAATTCAGTTGATACGGCTGGCGGATTCTCATTCACTTACAAATATGCTGATGCCGGTGAAAAAGCTTATCTCAATTTATCACGTAATACTTCTTTACCAGCTAATATAAATGTAAAGGTTCCTGATTTGGGAAATTTTACTTTACCCCCTCGTCTTGTTGATTTTCCTGCTCAAGGAATTGATGAGGGGGTTCTGTTCCCTGTGCAAAGTCCATTTGATGAAAAATGGGGGAGGATGACATTCGGCGCGATGTATGAATATATTTCGTCACATGTCATTACCGCTTTACAAGGTGAAATGGGGGCGTCTGCTCTTTCTGAGTGCAAGGATATCTTACTGACAAATCTTGCAGATAACGATGGATTATTTTTTGACAAAGAATCAGGGAAATGGAAAAATAAGCAACTCAATATTTCAAGCATAGATAAATACGATAAGATTTTTACGGTAACTGGATCCGGAGCAGATGCTGATCCTTATATCTTAAAAATAAATGGTAATGCCTATACTACGGGTGGGCTTGCTGCACTTGGCCAAGGTGCGAACGGTATAGGAGGTGGCGGAGTTTCTGCACTTGCTGATTGCATGGATATCGCTTTCACAGTATTAACTGATGGCGATTTGCTCTATTATGATAAAACGTCAAGTCATTGGAAGAACCGTGCCGCTGATTATTATGCGAAAAAGAGCGAACTGAATATATCTAATTGGGATATGGCATACAGTTGGGGTAACCACGCTAACGCTGGTTATCTTCAGACAGAAACAGATCCGATATTTACAGCTTCAGCAGCACATGGTATCACAGCATTAGATATATTGAATTGGGGTAATGCCTATAGTAATATGCATACGCATTCCAATAAATCTACTCTTGACGGTATTAATGATTCATTTGTTAGTCAATGGAATAGTGCATACGGTTGGGGCAATCACGCAAGTGCCGGTTATGCAAAAGCAAATGATTTAAACACTTTCATCTTAAACTTCAATAAATTCTTTACACTTACAGGAAGTGGCACTGATGCCGACCCTTACATCGTTAAGATTAACGGCAATGCTTATGCAACGGGTGGGCTTGCGGCGTTAGGTCAAGGTTCGAATGGAACAGGAGGCGGTGTATCTGCATTGGCGGATTGTACCGATATCGCTTTCACAACATTAGCAGATGGTGACGTTCTTTATTATGATAAAACGTCAAGTCATTGGAAAAATAGAGTAGATGGCTATTATGCCAAAAACAGTGATTTAAATATAGCCAACTGGAACACGGCTTATGGTTGGGGAAATCATGCAGCAGCAGGTTATGCTTTGTCAAGTACTTTAGGAAATTATCTACCTTTAGCTGGTGGTAATATGACAGGTAAGTTAGAAATTAGAAAAGATTTAGGTGGAAATAATGCTTCTGATTTACAACATACTACCCAATTTGAAATAATGAAATCATCCGATTTAAAATCAATGGCATTTGGCGTTCTTGATAATGGAATTGGTTTTATTCAAGCAAAAGAAAGTGGTGTTGGTTATCAAGCTTTACTTTTAAATCCTGTTTCAGGAAATGTTGGTATAAATCTTGGCGGAGGAGGAACACCACAATATAATTTGGATGTTGGTGGTTCAGTTAATGCAAATACATATTATTCATCTAGTTGGTTTAGAAGCTTCGGTAATTCAGGTTGGTATAATGAAACATATGCTGGTGGGTTATATATGATTGATAGTGCATGGCTAAGAACTTATGGTAATAATGTTGGCTTTTGGGCAAATGGAATAATAAGATCAGACTCAGGATTTCTTGGTAATTTAACAGGAACAGCAACATCATTAGCTAATTTTTATTCTTTAAGTTCAGCATCCCCTATTGATGCAAATACCGTATCAACAAATGGATTATATTATTATACGGCAAACGGTCCAACAGGAATGACAACTTCAGATGGTGGTTTATATGTTCAAAATTATAGCCCAGCATGGGGAGGTCAGATTGCACAAGATTATAGAAATGGTAGATTAGCAATAAGAGGAAGAAATGACAATACATGGTCAACATGGTTACATATTTTAGATGAAGGCAATTATAGTACATATATAACAAGTGTATCAAGATCAGAATATATTGGAAATGACGCTCAATATATGCGTTTTCATTGGAATGGTCAATCAGGTCAACCGAGTTGGTTATGGGGTGGAAATGATGCAGGTAATATGTATGTCTATGATCCATCAAATTTTAGTGTTCGAGTTGCGGGATATTTACCACCAAAATATATTGGTGGTGATCAACCAAACCCTCAAACATATTTTGGTCAAGGTATTGGATTGAAAGTAGCAATGACAGAAAGTGCATCTTCTCCAACAGGTGATTGGATGGATACTTTATGGATTAATGGATATGCAGGAGGAGATGTTTTATCAATGTGTGCATTACATTTTATGAGAAATGGTAATCCTGATATGTATATTAGTAGTCAACAAGATACTTCAACAACATATGGTACAAAATATAGAGTATTGTCAACATGGAATTATGCATCTTATGCTTTGCCATTGTCAGGCGGAACTTTAACAGGTGAAGTATATGGAACAACAATTCATTTAAATAATTGGATTAGAACTCAAGGGAATTGTGGCTGGTATAATGAAACATATGCAGGTGGTTGGTATATGGAAGATGCAACTTGGATAAGAACATGGAACAATAAAAGCGTATATGTTAATGGTGATATTATTGCAACCGGAGGTGTGACAGCTCTTTCCGATATGCGATATAAAACAGTATTAAGAAAACAAAATATTAAATTAACAGATATTGCAAGTGCTCCATTATTTGATTTTACATTAAAAATTGGGAATAATAAAAAAACACGTATTGGTACTAGTGCACAGTATTGGAAAAAAATATTACCACAAGTCATTGTAAAAAATGATAATATGTTGTCAATGGATTATGCATCTACCGCCTTGGCTTGCTGCATCAGCATGGCTCGTGAAATAACAAAATTACAAGCAAAATTACAAGCAAAATTAGATAAGTATGAGTTACGCTAATGGAATAATAACAGCACCGGTATCGATCTCAGATATACAGCATGTATTGGGCGTTTCCGATACGGATTTGGCAACACTTTGTAAGTCTGGGAATATTAACATGCTTAGCATATCAAAACCAACACGCAAGCCTGTATTGTTTACAGCAGATTTTCAAGATGGGAACTCTGGTGATGAATATACAAATGGCATAAGCTGTTATGGTGTGAAGAAACCGTGTATGGCATTAACGACTGCACAATGGGGAGCACCTGATCGTATAGATTTTTCCTCGTTGATAAATAACAAATGGTTTCATGATCACCCCAATGGGGGAATGTCAGAACCATTCAGACTAGCGGATTTCAACAACTATAATCACAATATAATAGGATATACATTTACCGGTACAAAAACAACCGTAGTAAAATCAATGCCATTCTATACGACACAAGCATTTTCTTATTATACTTCAAACATACCACTCACAGTAACAGCTACTATAAATTTCTTATGCGATGATGTGTTGACGGACAGCTCTAATCCAAAATGTGGGAATCTTGGTATGTTTCATTTGTGCAATGCCTCTCCTGTAGATGATAACAAAACTCGGTTTGGTGTTATCATCTATGCTCCAGTGTCATCATATAGAACATCATCGTTTGCGTATAAATATGAAGATTCTGATAATTATATCGGGATTGTTGACAGTAGCAGCGATGCTGGGGACTATTTACAAAGAATCTCAATAAAAACACCATCATTGAATAGTCTATTCTATGAAGGAGAAACTGTTTATATAATACCCTTCTTATTTAAAGTCTTGAGCTCTACATATTATGTGTTTAGTTTAAATGCACCATGGAATAATATTTCGTCCGTAATTGTACCAACAAAAGCAGTTGAACCAACATATACTACGATTAATTTGGTTAATACCGCAAATCATGATGTTGAAACAGCAAGCGATATATCAGGTTTGGGTGATACTTATTTCGAGCTTACAGCCAATTATAATGGATATACTGCCGGATGGATTGGAATAAAAGATTCTCTTGGCAATCCTGGAACAGGCATTACTGGGCATTATACCTCAGGGGGAGCTGCTCATAAAGTTGCAGGAACGCAATATCAATATTATAGAATGATTATATACTATAACAATGGCTATTCCGTAAGTTCTACAAGAGATCAATGGGATACTTCAATGTAATAAATAACAATTTAAAAACAAATAATTATGAATTTAGTAAAACAAAATGAGAGTATCGTGAAGGACTATAGTAGCGATGCTAACGGAGTTGAGAAAGTCAACTCTGTATCTTACAAAATTATGAGTGACGCAACCGATACAGCAACTCAAGTTGGTAATGCGAATGCTAGTCAAGGAGGCTTGAGTATTAATATTTACGGGCAGACAGGTAAAGAGGCTGATATGGAAGCATCGTTAACTAAAATGATAGGAGAACTATAAAATGAATAAACTGATAGCAGTACAAATCTCGCAGATTATTGCGATGATTGACATATCAAAAATGGAGAAAGTTGATCAATATGTAATCCTTGATGATATCCTAATTTGCAATAAGATTGCTGATGAAGCAAAAAAGCAAGGGGACGCAGCGTTGAATGCTTTGTCCGGGAATGAAAAGGATAAAAAGCTGCAGGCCGAAAACGCCAACAAACTGATTTCTGAAAAACTAGAATCGGAGAAAGTAGAAATAAAAAAGATCTCTTCTGCCGCTTTCGATCTTATTTTAAAACAGGATATGATAACAGCGGGAGCAAAAGCTCTTTTGTATCAGCATATACGAAAGGCTAAATAAATAATCGACAAACACAATTACACGACAATGGATAAAAAGAAGAATACTTTTAATGCATACATCAGTGGAGGAACTGCTACGATCCTTATAGCAATATGCACTTGGTGTTTGCATACTGACAATCGAGTTTCAATACTTGAAACTCAGGTGAATGCTTATTCTTCTTCCATTGATAAATCCTCTCAAAAGATGGACGAATTGATGGATAAGGTTAGTAGCATTCAAGAAAATCTTGTGCAATTGCGCACGGAGATGAAATACAAACAAGATAAAAACGCCAAATGATGATGGATTTAAAGAAAATGATCTCTGACATCTCAAGTGCAGATGCTATTAAATATGCGCCTGTAATAGAGCCGGCTATGAAGATGTTTCAGATAAATACTTCAAACCGACAAAGGGCTTTTCTTGCGCAAATGGCGCATGAAACATTGAACTTCTCGCGTGTAGTTGAAAACCTCAACTACTCTGCAGCCGGGCTGCTAAAAACTTGGCCAACGCGATTCACCAAAGATACTGCGGAGAAATATGCACATCACTCTGAAGCAATCGCCAATCATGTATATGCGAATAGGATGGGAAATGGAAATGAAGCTTCCGGAGACGGATGGAAGTTCCGTGGACGTACAGGAATCATGATCACTGGGAAAGATGCATATGTAGCAGCTTCAAAGGCACTTGGAAAAGATTTTGTTAAGTACCCGGACTTGTTGGCCACACCGGAGTTTTGCATGAAAGCTGCAGCTTGGTGGTGGAAAAGCCAAGGACTGAATGAAATGGCAGACAGGCTTGGAGGTAAAAATGATACAGTAGCTTTCAATACCATTTCTTTGAAAGTGAATGGTGGAAAAATAGGATTAAAAGAGCGTCTGGGACTATATGATCATATCAAGGAATTCCTAGCGTAAATATTATGCAAATACCTGAAGGCGATTTATACCATGGGAAATATGCACTTTTCCATGAACCGGATTTAGTTAAACCGGAACCCATAGCAGGCGATGGCTTTTGGTTGGGAGGAGAACCGTCACAACATAAAACACGACAAAATATGAAAAAGTATTATCAAGAATTAAGGAGAAAATGGGCGGCGGACACGCCACTCATCGCAAAATGGATAAAGCGAACGGCCGGTACTGTTGCTGTATCCATTATCCCTATTTGGGATCGAATAAGTGATATGCACAATGTGTCTTTCCCTGCCTGGGTTGGTTATGTTGTTGCTGGTATTGCCGGAATTGCATTTACCATTGCCGGATTGAAGGAAGTTAAACAACATGATGATCCAGAACAATGAAAAAGTATATTATATCTTTTATTGCAGCTTTAGCATTATTAAGCTCGTGTGGATCCAGCAAACAGGTCGTGAAAGAAAGCCTTAGTACGCAAACTGATTCTGTCTACTTACATCATGATTCTACAGCCGTTCAAGTTGTATCTAAAA